GGCCTTTTCAGTGGCTTTGACGGAATGCGTCAAATTGGGTTCACAGTTTGTGGTCAAGTGTAGTTTAGCCAATTGGCGGACTAAATCACAGTGAGAGTTGGGGTTCCCATTCCAGACATCAATGGTAAAATACCTAGATAGGAAAGTTGGGCAATGTTTGCCTCTCTCGCGCACAGTAATGTCAATGTACACGTGCAAATCATCGCACACAGCAGCCAACTCATGAGCATCTGCAGCAGAAATACCGTCATCTCCGCCAGCGAGGAGCCACTCCTCGATAGCTCTAACAGCTTCAGTATGGGACACACCAGAGCGTCGGAATGCACAGTAATTAATGAACACATTACAAACAGTGTTCAAGGCAGACGTCCACATTGATCCTGATAGCACCATCCAACCACTTTTGAACTTGACACCAAATTGTGTCACGCAGTGGCGGTTCACCTCGTTCGCGATAATTTTATCCATTTCATCGGGATCACCATGAACCTTGAACGCCCGTATTAGTAACAAAGTACAGACGTAATATAGGAACATGGAGCGTGAGCCGTCCCAGCGGCTGAAGTCAGTTTCTGTGAGCTTATCATGTTCGACAGCTACATCAGCAACTTTCTGAGCAACTTCAGTGGGAGGTTGGCCAAACGCGTACCAGGAGAAGTTTTTCATATACCGCATAAACGGATAGGCATACTTCGCTGCCCTGACCTTGTCAGTCGGGGGAACCTGGTTGATGTTACGAGGATCATTCGGGGAAGAATATGATTCAGCCTTTTGAAAACAAGTGACAATTTCCAAACTATCACCATCATTGGCACACTGCAGCAACCGGCGCTGAGACGGTGTGCTCTGGTTTTCCATGACTTCCTCAAACTCAACAGGCACAAGATCCTCTTGGACAAAATAGTCGGCGAACTCCTCGGCATACTTATAGTACTGCAACGGAACCTTCTGGCTGGCCTTACGACCAGGCTTAATGACACGCCCGAGAACGCATTTTTCATCGTTTCCTCGGGTGCGGGCAGGTACGAATCCACCATTGATGATAGGACTCATATAGGCACGCATAGGCGTCTTCGCTTCAGGTTCAAACAGGCCATACTGGTAAGACAACAAAGAAAATTCCACAGGTACTACGGACAGGCATGAAACCACGCCTTGTCCCTGCAGAAAGCTACGAACTACATGCGCATCACCACGCTCGAGACCAGTCAGGGTAATAATGGTCTCAGTGGAAATAGGTGTTTTAGCTGACGCACAATAAGCCTGAAGCTTACCATAGTCAGTCAAGGACAGGCGCGTGCTTGCATAAGTGCGGTCACCACTTATACTAATGTAGTTAGTTTCACCATTGACAACCTCCATGGCTGGCTTCTCGCCAAAGGCATGGTGTTCCCAGGGGAAACTGCATCTTTGTGTCTGCCCGTAAAGCCCGTATTCGGGACTAACAATGAAGCAAACAGGGTTCAGTAGGATCAGAGCTCGATCAGTGCTCAAGCGCCTCTGCTTCACTTGGTATCTAATGACACCTTCAGGAAGCCAGGGGTAGAGGTCGTGAGCAATCGGGATGTCAATATATTCGTCGGAGTATTTGCGTATAGGGTGGCAAATGTGGCGTCCACCAACAACAAAATAATTTACATTGTTTCCATCAATGTAAAAGCGATACTCCCCCCGATCAGCAGCAACATCTTCTGGCTGAAACGAATACATCAACAAGGGTTGGAGAGGACAGGACTCAAGAGCCCAGTCTCTGTCCGATATGAAGACTATATCACTGGCATTGAGCTGTTCGCTCTCACACCAAGTATCCTCAAGATCGTTAAAAGTCCATCCTCGTCCCCCGTTCGCAAGGACACGGGAGGAACGGAACCAGTGGTAAATGTCTTTGGCACAGATCCGCGCAAAAGTACGAGCACCCACTTCTGCGGCAGAGCGCTCACCACCGGCATTACGATGGGGGTTTCCATTGATAGGGCTACCACACTCTGGCATGTTCATGCTCATAAATGTGGTAGCTTGATTGCGTGTAACTGCGCGAGCCTTCAGCTCTTGAGTCACCAGCAAAGCTAATGTTGGCAGCAGCACGGGGTACACGCTCAAAGCGATCAGCATACCGACCTGGACCAAATGCCACCAAAAGGCCATATACCAGCCCAATGTGACAACGTTGCGTAACAGGAACAGGAAGCCAACAACATAATAGAAAATCCAACGATAGATCGTGAGAAACTTGAGTATCCATCTTATACTCGAGTGTATAGAACTTCGACTGATATCACCACATACACGCATGCCCATCATCATGGTGCAAACGGAACGGCGAATATCGGGCTTAACCACCTGCAGATAGAGGGCAAGCCTTTGTGATGCTTCATGTCCCACCCACGAAAAAGCCATGGATAGGATATACAAGAACAAGGCAATCTCAAATCCGACAATTATGAGACCGCAAGCATCAACCGTTACGTTGTGGACATCCCTCAGGATAGTTGGGAAGCGGGTGTTTTCCAACTCACGTTGGTTCACACCAGGCTCCTCAACGGAACTGTGAGGATGATACTGTATCAGGAGATAAATCTGAACAGCCACAACAAGAAACAAAACAAGGTGAAAACGAGCATAGCTCGGTCTCGGTGCAAACATGGTCTTTCTTCGGCAGTAG